GGTTGATGGATATGGCGGCTTGTACCGATCTTTTGCGCCACATACTTTGCCTCTCCATCTCATTAAAAGCCTCATCCTCAAGATCATCTGTCATAGAAGAAGTGGCTGTTGCCATCGAACGCATGGAATCTTTTGGCAAAGACACGATCAGCAGCTTTGCTATTTACATCAGGAGCATGAAGGAATGAAATCATTAAGCAAACTACATCAAGAAGCAATCACTAATGCTAAAAACGAAACCGACCAAAACAAAGCGGCGGCAATGGCAATGATTGAAAAACCCATTGAGATGATTAAAGCCATCATGCTCAAGCATGAGTTGGCGGTTATTGAAGTCATGCGTGAATTGCATGAGTCCCGTGAAGCCGCAGTCAGGGCAGAGCGTGAGGCGTGTGCAAGATTGTGTGAGGATGGAATTATCAAAGGCGGTGAAGTGTTTGCCGCAAAAATCAGAGCAAGGGGAAACACATGAGCAACTTTGAAGCAAAAGTTACTGAGGTAACAATTCGGATGGACGGATTGCACATCACCACGGTGACACTGCCTGACCACAAACCAAATGAGACAAGAGACCCCAACGAAGCCCAGATTGGCGACTTCCACATGAGCCTGTTCACGCTGGACGAATGGGTGGAGTTTTCTGGTTTGATTGAAAAAGCAATTAAAGAGGTGACGAAATGAAGCTGACACAAGAAGCATTGAAGCTGGCACTTGAGGCGTTGGAAGGTTTCTATGAGTACGGATATGACAGACGTGAATGTTTCGAACACATCACCGCCATCAAAGAAGCCTTGGCGCAGACGCAAGAGCCTGAGTACGCATGGCCCACAGTTGCCGACTACGAGCGTGATGTTGGTTTTCAAACCAATGAAGCGTTCCGCATGGCATGGGTCATGGCGAGGACTACCAACAAAATGCTTGGCCATCCCTCCACACCACAGCGCACATGGGTTGGACTGACGGATGAGGAACTCCAACCAATTGCTGACGAATACCGCATTTTGTTTGGTAGTTGGGTAGAAGACTTTGCCAGAGCCATTGAAGCCAAACTCAAGGGAAAGAACACATGAACCAACCAAAGAACGCATTTGATTTCTCTGGCGCATCAATTTGGACAAAGGATAAGCAACTTATTCAAGTCAACACTGGCAAAATCAATGGTCAAAAGCGCAGAGAGCAAATTAGACACACAGAAACATTCGGACTTCACCCACTTCAAAGCAAACCCAAAAATGGAAAAAGTTAAATCAGCATTTGAGTCAATCAATGAACCAAGCATTTGGATGACAGACCCTACAGCAAAGCGTCAAAACAATGCCCTTAAAGCAGCATCCACAGAGCTTAAAAACAGGGGTCTAAGAAAACGCAATGACTTCACGGTCTACAGCAAGGCAAAGCCAAAGTGATAGTCAAAATCCGCACCTTTTACGGCAGGACTAAGGGGGTCAGAGGTGACCGCCAGACTGATGTTGTAATGGGTACGGCTTGGCTGTGCCAGAAATGTGGTGAGGTGATCTTGTATGAACACCTCACCCCTAAACACTATTGCAAGCGTCCGCTTATGCCTGTAGTCCTTGCAAGTACTGAGTCTTTCCAGCAACCTTAACGGCTGTCAGTTCTTGCTTTTTCAAGTTGTTGGGGTCGTAAGACACATGAACCCAGCCGCTGTCAGGAATGCCTTGGGTGTAGAACTCAAGGATAAGCTGTGTGTAGTCCAAGTTATCCATAATCCACTGAGCCAGATCAGCATTGGCAACACCAACAATCTCAATGTCTGCCGCTTGACCTTTACAGTGGTCAGAAGTCTTAGAGCCACCAACAGCAGCATTGCTCTCAGGGCTACGATAGCCAGAGTTAACGGTTACAGACTTACCATAGTGTTCACGCACAGGCTGAAGCACCTTATCGCAAAGGGTTTTCAAGTTCTCCAAAGCCTGTTCATCAGGGGTATTGTCCAAGCCCAATCGGGTGGCAGTATCTGACTTTGTAAGTTCTTTCAGGGTGAAGTTGGCTGACAGGTTCATTGTTTCTCCTTTAAGGTTTCGTAGATGGATTCGTAGGCTTGTTGACAGGCGGTGAGTTGTCTGATTGCTTCATCTCCATCGTCTGTGATGGCGACAAGAGATTGAGCAGTCGTTGCGTCAAGTTCGCCTCCCTCTTGACTGCTATCTCCGCTGGCAACGGGGGTATCTGAGGTGGTTTGTACGGGGCAACTGGTTGCTTTGCTAGGAAGCCGCAACTTGAGAGCACCAGAGGCAATAGCCAAATCACGCTCTTTTGAAATCTGTTTTGCTTTCTCATTCGATGTCCTCAATGCCGTAGCTGTTGATGTGATAGCTGTTGCTAAAGCAGCTTCTTTCGTCCTTGCAATAGCGTTCAAACGAGCAATCTCTAGTTGTTGAGAAACATTCTCATCATGCTTGCCCTTGAAGTAACCACCACCAAAGGAGATGGTCACAGACAAGACAAACCCTAAGATTACCCAAGGGTTAAAGATACTCATGGTTTTGGTGGCTCATCATTGTCAGTTGCTTCAGCCTTGGCAGTTGCGTTGGCAATAGCCTTGACACCAGAACGACCAGCAACACCACCCAAAACTCCAGTGATAAACACCATGATGGTACTGATCTGCTGTGTGTAAACCTTGTCAATTGCCGCCATAGCACCATTCATAGGCTGTTGGACAAATGAGACTGAGTACAAGAACATACCCATAGAAGCCAACAAAATGGTCACCAAGACCACAATCACAAATGCCCATACTCTGACCTCAATCTCGTCTGCGGTCAGTCTATTGCTAGGTTTGTATCCAACAGTTGCCATCACTTTTTCTCCTCTGGTTTAACTAACATATCTGGGCAAGTACCTGTAGCGGTACAGATTGGTGGTTTGCAATCATCACTATCCCAATTTTGTGGGTTTTGACAAGGGTATCTCCACCTGTCTTCGCACCCTGTCAAAAACAGGATTGTCATCAAAAGCATTAGGCTCTTTACGATCTTTGTCACGTTGTTTCCTTTCTATTCTCTGTTCCATCTTCTCTAACTTCTGTAACGCTCGTTTTACATCATGTTTGGCCTCTAATGTCTCCAGTAAGAGCATACCCATGATCGGGAGTAGCAGAACTACGAGAACGCAAGCAGCAATCCATCCCATTACGCTTTCCCAATCTTGGCTACGAACCCTATCAACATCCAGATATACAGGAGGAATAGGATACTGACTACTAGATACGCTTGTTTTTCTTGGAGGAGTCTTTCCTTTTCCTTTCGTAGCCATGATTCAGCATCTCGTTTCTTTCTAGCCTTTTCTTGCTCTACGGAAATAATGTCTCTCATCTCAAACACAGAACTATACAAAGCACCCATCTCCTCTGGGGCATCGTAGACCATGCACTCACGAATCTGAACGACTAACTTCTCCATCTCCTGTTGAGCCAAAACCCTGTTTAAGGCTTCTTCCATCAAGTTCACATCATCAGCAAATACAACAGTCCTAGCCTTTAATTCTGCCTCCCTGATGTGCTCCTCAAGCTGAGACTGTAATTTGAAGAACTCAGTCAGGTTCTTAACAATGTCTACTTTGACTTGAGTTTCGTCAACAGCAACATAGGCAGCTTTTTTAGCCTTTGCCACAGGCTTGACAGCTTTAGGCTTAGGGCTTGCACCAAAGAACTTGAGGAGTTGATTCCAGAATCCATGAACCTCTTTCCCAATTGCCATGACCTCATCAGCAGTATTCTTGATCTCAACAAAAGACTCTTTAGCCTGTTTGTAAAGTTCACAGCCAGCTTGGATGTTCTTAACCAAGCCAGCCGCAAGAAGACAAATACTGATAGGGTCAATTTCAGTCTCCTATTCTTGGACTTGCGCTTTTGAGAGCAAATTAAACATGACTGGGTAATCAAGATCAGGGAACAAACCGCCAACTTTTCCAACCTGTCTAGCACCTTGACCAGCCATGTATGCGGCTTCACCAACAACTCTAGGAGATGATGCGGCTAGATATGCCGCACCTAATGGAGTTGAAATCTGGCTACCCAAAAGTCCAGCAGTACCAATAGTTCCAGCGGCTTGGATTCCTCTTGGCGCAAGATTGCTTAAAGCCTGACCAGCCAAGGCTGGTTTGATTGGGATGCCGCCACCAAACTGAGGAGAGGTGGCCTCCAACTGGTTCACCAGATTGACTCGCTGACCATAGTTTGCGCTGGCATTGTTCCGCAATACAGTTTGTAATTTACGCAATCCAGTGTCAGCACTTGCCTTATCTCCAACTGACAAGGCTCTTTCA